CATTACAGACGTGCTCATCTCATTCTTTCAAACCTGGATTCTAAGACGGCAAATATCCATTTAAAACATCATGAATTCTCTAATAAAGAATGAAATTAGTTGCATATAAATTACACGGCTCACATCATAAGAATAAAATAGCATTCAAGCAATTATGCGATGATATGAGACATGAATATAAGGAAATAGAAAATATAGAAGAATTACCAGAAGATACAGATTTAATCTGGAGTCCCTTGGCAATGATACATCCTGATTCTATTCCTAAAAAGACAAAAATACTTTTTGGACCACAATTCTTCATTGTTCCAGATCCAAGACATCCACTATTTTATTTTGATCTTGAGGGCAAGGCTGTATATAATTGTTTAAGTGAATGGGTCAAGGATCTTTATGGGGAATTTATACAAGGCCAGCGTATTCCCTTTGCCCCCTGTCCATTTCCTGTAGATACAAAAACCTTTAGTCCAAAAGAGCAAGATAAAGAAATCGATGTTCTCATTTATTTCAAACAACGCGACAGCAAAATTCTAGAAGATTTAAAAACAATTATATCAGAACTCCCAATAACAAGTCGTTTTATTAAATATGGTGAATATAAGGAGTCAGATTATATTGATTTCCTAAACAAGTCAAAGATCGTCCTATGGGCAGGTCGTCATGAATCACAGGGTTTCGCCTTCCAAGAAGCTCTTTCAATGAACAAGCCCATTCTTTGCTACGATGTGAAGAGCATGTTCGAAGAATTTGGATCGAATAATGACAAACAGTTTTGTTGTTATGAAGAACACCGTGGAAAGAAAAATATGTTTGCCACGGCGGCCACCTCGTGGTCGGCAGAATGTGGAGAAAAGACTCACAATATGAATGAGATTCCAGATCTCATTATTAAAATGCTCGATTCACTAGACTCTTATAAGCCTCGTGAATTCGTTCTCAAGAATCTATCTTCTGAAGCCTGTTGGAAGAAATGGTCTGCTGCACTTGGCCTCTAGGTCTTTAAGATTAAAATTAGAGATTTCAATGTTAAGCGCCTAGAAACCAAATAGCAAGCCAGCGCGCCCACCATAAACTTTTAAGATATTATATGTTTCAACATACATTAATATGTTATAAGTGGGATAGACATTCTCGGTCAATTCTAAACTACGAAATTCCAAAAACAGATTGATCTTCTGTATCTTGTCCAAATTCGCCTCACCAAGAGGAATACTCGCAGGATTATGCCCACCTTGGACGCCAAACGGCAGACAGTAATAATATTTATTTATGAGTGGACTCTTTGTAAGTTCTAGGCTCGGTATTATACTTCTAAAAAGTGCCATATTCTCCGTGCTAAAGCGAGTGAACTGGCCCTCATAAGAGAGTGATAGGCTCTGTAATGGTTCTGAATCACGTCGTGTGAATGCTGGTATAAGTTCGTGGTAGTTCTCCATATTGAGACCACTGCAATCTGGCCACCAAGGCCGAACGAGTGTGTCATAATCACCCAGATCTCTTGTCGCCAAGAAATATGAATTGAAACTTGCACACTCAGATCTCTGCGCAAAGAAAAATATATTTTTGGTTGGATTCGGTATTCTCATAGGGATCTGAATAGTCGGCTGACCCTTCGTCGTCACTTTATCAAGAATATAATGCTGTATAACAGGCATTGTGAATTCGGCTTGACGAAATCTATTCGCCTCTGGCTTGTCAAGAGTTATATATTCCACCATCAAATATGTATCACCAAGAAGATATGTTGAGGGCATTGTTTGACCAGGTATCGGCGAAAGTGGGGCGTTGGGCTGATAAGGATTTATCGCAGGTATAGGTTTTCCATTAGAATCAAACCTGTAAAATACTGAACCGTTAATATTAACAAGTTTCGACGGAACACCATTATTACAATCAAAAACAGGTACATTTGTAGTAGTCACATCTAGACGCGAGGCAGTCGTATAAAGATCACCAACATCTCTAAAATTAATAGTAATACGGACATCGTCTGTATATAGGCCATCGACTGGCAAGGGGACACCGAGATCGCCACGACTGAACCAGAAGGGTAATGGAACAACCACTTTCTCGAATTGATTTTTCCATCCGAAACTGCGTTCATTGAAGCCATTCGCCTTTCGCAAGATCATATTATTGATATTCTCGACCTTCTCGAGGGGAGTGTAGAATTCGTCGATCATTTCTAGAAGCTGGCCGTCCAACTGCTCAACACGGGCTCCGCCGATATCCAGAGTAATATTATTTATAAGTGCATGACCAAGAGAATTTGTCCAGCCAAATACTGGACCGGCGAAATCTGCGCCACCAGCCGCTTGTGCAGCGAGCTGAGGTGTTCTTATATCAGGCATAGTTGCAACAAGATATATTCTTGATATAAGATGGCCCTTTCTAGGAAGTGTTACAACAAATGTGTTTCCAAAGGTCGGCTTCGTATTAAAATCGACGCGTTGCCATTGTGTCGTAAAGCGGCCGTTTTTCATAAGAACATATTTGAATTGTCGAGTTTCAATACGTGTTCCTACGAGTCGAACATCTTGAAATCCGCTATGTAGAAGACGAAGTAGACTCGCCACCATCCTATAGAAAACAAGTATTTAGCTCTAAGCCTTGGTCTTAGTTTTAGTGCGATAAATTAATAATTCTTTTTTGTAAGATCACATTGTTGTCTTACAAAAAAGAATTATTAATTTAAGCACTAATACTCTAGCTGCTAAACACCTTGCTCGCGATTCCATTCTGGAAACGGACCCAGTTGATGCCGATTACAAAAACGATGACTTCCCACTCGAGATCCTGCGTGCCACCAGGCGGCGAAATACGAAGGCGAAGGCGGACATCACTTGCCCTACTCGCGTTGAACCAGCCACTCGGATCATGAGAACCAGGCTTCATCGCAAAATTGTATCCATATATATTCGCCAAATAAGAGACAATGCCACCCTTATGCGCCGCATTTATCGTCCTTTTGAAAAAGTCTTCTGATCCAGTTATAATATCTGTGCCATCTATTTGAATAGCCGCGTCTTTAAGAAGACTTCCTATTGGTGAAAAGACCGGGTGATACTCTCTCTCAAGCGTGCTCGTGTAATTCGTCCATTCGTTGTTTCCACTGACGGCCTTTCGCCTTACAATCCATATAATCTCCTCAATAGGTCCATTGCATTCTAGAGGAAGAGTCACTTGGATCGTATCCTTTCCAGAAACTACAAGCTTATACTTTGCAGGTTCGTCGTATTTGAATGTCTGAACATCGCGATAGATTCTGTCGAAAGGGTTGTGAAGAAGTGCTTGACGATACTTGCCGTCCAAGATGCAGCCATAGGTCAAAAGTTGCACGGACTTGAAATCAGGTATCTTATCGCTCGTTGTGAAAGTTTCTTCCTGATAATAAGGATACGTCTTATTAATAAATACGAAGGTCTTTCCAAGAGGAGTATCGTCTAAATTAAGCCGATTAAGAGAATTACTTCTGACACATTCTGAGAATGGCCTCAATGTCAGACTAATACGGAGAGCTCCATCTTTTACAGACATAAGAGGGAAGGTTGCGCGCAGTTTTTCCCGTTGGAAGCTGAAGGGGAGAATACACGTTATCCAGCCGTCCTCTGTGGGATACATGCGTGTAATATCCGAATTTATGAGGCCTTTTATACCAGCTTGGCCGTATGCATCTGCTGCAGCGCCATATTGCGCATTTAATCCAGGATAAAGGAGGCTGTATACATTGGCGAAATCGCCAGAGACCTTTTCGACTGTATGATCCTCTAATAAGAACTCAGCATCCTTTATAAGTATTGTTCCTAGACTATTTGCATAGAACCAGACTTGCGAGGGATCTTTGAAGACCCATTTCTTTTTCTTGATGTTTTCGACGATTGTTGGAGGGAACCAGTGGTCGAGTTTAATTTGGAGGGCGACTGAAAAAAGTAGGTCGCAGGGTTTATAATTGCCGATGTCGAACTGGAGTTTGCCGTTCCAGGTTCCAGTGCCCTTGTAGGCGAATTCTTGAATGACGGTTGTGAAGGGGAGAGTTCTGCGGCTGGAATCGCGAGCAAACCACGAGGTATTCGTGTCGAGTGGAAATAGGAAATCGTCTTGGTTGTCGCGATCACAGACATCGAGAATTGTGGTCTGGTCGCCAATTGGTTTTTCACATATTTGAATATTGCCCTTGCTCATCCTATAAGTGTGTAAAGACAATCTTTAATCTGTCTAGAAACAACATCTAAAGTCGGTAGGGTTTCTAATAATATAATGGCGACTACTTATGATATATATTTCCATACAATATCAAAAGAAGAGTATTCATCGCCATATGTGCGCGACAGTGATTCAGTAATATATGAGTGTGATGGCAAGGAAGGTTCTCTTGCTTTCGATGGATATTATTATATTGAGAATGGCCCACCGCCTTACCCAGAGGATTCTGATCCCACCTTGAAGCCGTGGGAAAAGCCGCGCCGCTATTCTGAGTGGTTGCCGAAAAAGGTTTCAATGAGTCTTACACTCAGAGAAACGGAGCCATATAAGACAGAAAAGATTGAAGAAGGAGGAATTCGTTGCTATTATAAGGAGCTTCAAAAGGTTTATTATATAATTGAGATATATAAAAAGGAGGTCTATGATTCTACAGATGTCATTAGTGAGATTGATGATGATGGGGAGCCGATGAATGTCTGCTTTTTTCCAACGAATAAGATGAAGATCTGGTTCAGGGTCATTGAAGATCTTGATGGGGATAAATGTTCAACCGAGCATTCTAAAAATATTGTTGAGACCTAAATAAATATCATTAAATAAACATAGAATGGTGTGTTATAAAAAGGTGCGTGTAGAGACTCGTGAATTACAGAGGCCTGATGTTTTAAGCGAGTTTATTAACGAGGGATTTCAATACATGACTCGTCTCTTTCCCAATAGTCCATCTAAGTTTCCAACAATTGGCTGCCTCGTCGAACTATCTCATTATAGACAGCGAGGCTCTATCTTAATCAGATCAACTGAGGGCAAGAAACTTATTAAGAGAATCTCATTTTTTTGATTTGCGGCTTTTGCGAGTTTGAGCTTTTAACTGTATTTCACGAGCCTTTGCCCTCGCTCGTTGCGCACGTCTCCTACGAGTCTTCCTACTCCCTGTTCCAGGGGTGCTAGTATTGATTGCAGATAGTGGATTATTTCCAAGAATGTTTTCATTAACCAAATGAGCTTTATAAACTTTAAAATTATTATTTCTTAGTGCTCTTCTACTGTAAGGATTTAAGCGTAATCCACGAATATATGGAGTATTTTTCAAATAAGAATTATGATTATACTCTGTCCTTGTATTATTTCTTGGGAAATTTACCATTATATTTTCTTCTTGAATCTCATCAATGGATATTCCATTTGTAGCACCTCTTGGAATATTTCTTGTATTATTTATGCTGTTTAATAAAAACTGTTTCACTATTTTTGCTCCAGGGTATTTTTCATATCCTGGCGCAAGTTCAGGTTTCGCACCATGTTCAAGAAGCAACTTTATAATATCTGTATGATCCACCCTTACCGCTTTATTTAATACTGTAGGGTCATCCCAAGAATAATTAACGGTATATTTCATATTAACATCAATCTTTGGATCACGAGAAAGTAAGAATTTAACACATTCTAGCTGCTTATCGTAACCATCTGTGCTATAATATTCGGATATACACAGATATAATGCATTGCTTCCATACGTTGATTTATCGTAAATAAGTGTCGGGTCTGTATCTAATAGTAGTTTCATTATATCAATCTTTTTGTACATAGCATGTTCTAGGAAAGGTGTCATACCTTGATGTCCACGGCGGTGAATATCTGCCCCTCTATCAATCAATAATTGTGCCATTTCTACAGATTTCGCATGGGCAAGCAGAGGCATTCCAGCGAACCTAAAATTTGGACTACCTCCTGCATCAATAAATTTCCCCATCTCACTCACACGGTCATTGTCAACAATATCTGCTGGGTTATATCCTGGAATAGCGAACAAATAACCATTTCCTCTAACTTCAGCCTCGTCGTCAATATATGCCATCTAATTATTTAAAAGATTTATTTGCGAGCCGATTTTCTTGTCTTATGTCTATAAGTCTTGCGAGTCTTTTTCTTACCACCTTCTTTTAGATCAACTAAACGGGGTTTATAACGTTTAAAATTAGTATCTCTTAATGGTCTTCTAGTTTGAGGATTTGTAAGCATTCCACGAATCTCTGGTGAATTCTTGTAATATCTCTTAAAATTATACTCTGTCCTTGTATTATTTGTTGGGAAATTCACCATGACATTTACTTCATTAATCTTGTCACTATATATACTATTCTCAGAACCTCTTGGAATATTTCTTGTATAACGATCCGCTCCATTATCAATAAGTAATTTTATAATGCGTTCTGTAGCAACATTTGTAGAACTAATTGCAAGATCTAGTGCCGTAAATCCTTTTTTGTTCTTAGCATTAATATCTACAGGGGGATTCGCGGCTAATAGGAGTTCGGCACATTTTAAGGAATCTTCATAAGCATGTCTTACACAAAGATGTAAGGCAGTTTCACCAGAATAATCAACATCTTTTATAAGTTCAGGATCTAATGATAGTAAATATGCAAGAATATCATGTTTTGATGCATTTGCCTGTGTGAGGAAAGGTGAGTTTTTCTTAGGACCAGAATAGTAGATATCAGCACCAGCTTCCACAAGAAGTTTTGTCATTTCTACAGAATGTGTGCTATATAGAAGAGACGTATCGCCATTTATAATATAATTGGGATTCCCACCTTCCCTAAGATATTTAGCCATATCGGCAGTATTGTCTCTGTAAAGTATGTCTAAGATTTCGTTCCTTGTTAAAGGAGCCATCTAATTGTGTAAAAGATTTTAGTAAGGCTCATTAACTACAGCAATAAATAATATTTCTAATAATAGATCGATAAAAACACATATACACTATTTAGAAAATTATGTTACATTCCTTGAGAATCAATAAATTGCATAATCCTATTAATTTGTTCTTGTTTTCTATTATTGATATCTGCTTCTGTTAATTCAAAGAAAAACTCATATATTCTATATATATCATATTCTTCAATATAATCATTATCTGTGCGAGTTTTCATTCTTTCTCTTATATTTTTTCTAATTTGTTCAGGTGTTTGAGTTTGTATTAGAGAAAGTTCATTGGAAATAGTAAGTTCTTTGATTAGCTTTATTACCTCTTCTTGCCATTTAATCATATCAGATGCTGAAATATCATCCATAATAAATGCATCATCAAGAATTAATTCTGGATCTGGATTTTCCTTACAATGTTTTATATGTTTTATTAATCCAGACTTTGATCTATAATTATTAGAACAAAATGGGCATCTTAAATCTAATACAACATCAGCAAGAGTTTTATTAATATATGTAGGCATTATACCTAAATAATTATCTTTATGTTTAAACCAAATATTATTCATATTCATAGGTATTACTTCCAAATAGGTTTACGACATAATGGGCATGTTAGAGGAATCTGTGAACTTGTTTCAGACCAATTCTTCCAACATTCAAGGCATACTTCATGTTTTCCGCAACTAATCTCGATCATATCTTTATTGATAAGACATATGGGACACAGATTGTTTGGGCAGATGAGAATGGTGTGCAACTTTTGTGCATTAAGAGCACGGTGAAGGTTGTGCGTTAGGGCTGTTTTTACTTAAACTCATAGCTCTTATAATAATAAGGATTATGAGTTTCTATAATGTAGAAAAACCCAATGCATTTGATT